CAACGCATCCACCACGTCCTGCACCTCCAGCGGGGAAAATTCCCCCTCCTTTCCCGTGAGCATGACGAATACGCGCTTTGCCTCCTCCAATGCGCCGCCGCATGAGAGCACGCGCCGCACGTCTGCCATCGCAGAGCGCACGTCTCTGGCTACGCTGCTCCATGCTCGCCAGAAGCCCGACGACCTGACAGAATCAATCTTCCCCCGCCTCTTCCTGTTCCTTCCCGCCTTCATTCTCCTCCACTGCCCCCTTCGGGCCTCCTGCCTTGAAGTTGTAGATCGGCTTCAAGACCTCAATGACGTCGACGGAATCGCGGATCACGTCGATGATGTCAGCGAGCGACTTGTAGGCCATCGGTGCTTCGTCGATCGTGCCTTCGCCGATGCTCGTCGTGTAGACGCCCGCCATTTCCTTTTGGAATTCCTCAAGCGTGAAGCGTTCGCGCGCTGTCGTCCTTGACATGAGCCGCCCTGCGCCGTGCGGGCCGGAGTAGTTCCACTCGGGATCGCCGCGGCCGACGGCGAGGATGCTGCCGTCGCGCATGTTGATCGGGATGAGGACGCGCTCGCCCGCGTGTGCCGCGATTGCGCCCTTGCGAAGAATCCGCTCCTCCACGTCGATGTAGTTGTGGATGGTGTGGAATGCCTCTCCTGCGGTGAGCCTCGTCCGTTCGAGGAGAACACGTGCGATGACCTCGCGGTTTCGCCGTGCGAAGTTTTGGCAGATCTCGATGTCGTGCAGATAGTCTTCGATGTAGCTGCCGTAGAGAAAGGCGAGGTCGGCGGGGATCTCCGCCTCCTTTGCTTGGAATCCACGGTTCAGATCCTTGAGTGCCTCCTGCAGTTCGCTGCGCCGCCCCTCCGCCTTGTAGCGGCGGATGAGTTCGTCACGCGCACGGAACAGTTCGTCCTTACCGTGCGAGAGGTCGATGGCGATGTTCTGGTAGTATTCGGCGACCTGCTTGCCGAGATTGCGGCTGCCCGTGTGGATGACAAGGTAGTTCGTGCCGTCCGCGCTGCGGTCGATCTCGATGAAGTGATTGCCGCCGCCGAGCGTGCCAAGGCTGCGTGCGATGCGCTTCGTGTCCTTGAGGGCGCGGTAGCAGCGCAGCCCGAGGAGGTCAAACTTCTCCTGCCGCCCATCCCAGAGATTGCGCCCCGACGGGACGAAGTGCGCCGCCTCATCGAAGCGTTCGAGGTCGATCTCCCCCTTTCCGAGGTTGACCGTATACATGCCGCAGCCGATGTCGACGCCGACGAGATTCGGCACGACCTTGTCCCGCACGGTCATGGTCGTACCAATCGTGCAGCCCTTACCCCAGTGCACATCGGGCATGATGCGGATGCTCGCCCCCTCCGTGAATTCATAGTCACACATGCGGCGGATCTGCGCGACCGCCTCCTCCTCAATCACCTTTGCGTATGCAATCGCCGTGCCGCAGCGTCCCCGTATCTCCATGCGTTTCATTCGACTAGCCTCCTTACATCATTCGTCCATCGTCCGCCCCGTCGCGGAACATCCCGCCGCACCAGATGTTGGGAAATGTCACCCGCGAGTTGGTCAATGCGTCAAACGTACGATAGCCATTCGCCCTACACGCGGGACACGGACTCTGCACGAACACAACTAGACCGAGACGGTAGGGACAGCGTGCACACGGCGGGTGCACCGCGTGAAACGCGCTCTGCAAATTCTTCAAAATGCTCATCACACGCACCTCCTAATGAACTTTCTGTTCCCATTCTAGCAAAATCTATATCTCCATAGGTCGCCTCATACGCGACATTTTCTTATTTACCGCAAGTATAGCAAAAGGCATAGACAAAATTCGTCCATGCCAAATAACCGAATTATTTTTTTACAAATTTCATTATCAACTTGCACAGTAACGTGCAACAATTTCCTCCTCAAGCAGATTGATCTTACCCAATGTTAAAGTTTTTTCTTTCAGATTTTCAAAAATCTCCCTATTGATCAAAATCCCTACACTCTCACTTCCGTCCCATCCCGAAACACCACCGTCATCCCCTTATCCGCGCCCACAGTAACGCACTCCACCATACTCGCCCAAAGCTGGCTGTCGAACCCTGCCACAGCCTCGCTCTGTTTCTTGAGAGCCTTGATAAATCCTGCCAGTCGCTCGGACTGCGCTTCCTTGGCAGAGATGGTTTCCGTCACCTCGTCAAACCGAGCCTTGGCGGCATCGTACCGTGCCACAAGCCCATCGTAGTGCTGCAGATACTCTTCCTGATTCTGGGCAATGCGGGCGTTCTCGCGGACGCATTGCTCCGTCATCTCCACCAATACCGTCAGTTCCTGCTGCAGCTTGTTTTTCTCTTCCGTGAGCGCCGTCGTGTCGCAGAGCGTTTGCCTGACAAGCTGTGCATTCGCGATAATCTCCTCCCGCTCCGTCACCAGTCGATTGAATGCCATGACGAAGGCTTCCTTGATTTCCTCCTCCGTCACATGCGGCGTTTGGCATTTATGCCCGTCATACTTGTTGTTGCAACGGTAAATGACGCGCCTGTACTTATCTGTGGAGTGCCAGACCTTAGCACCAAAATAACCGCCGCATTCGCCGCACTTAATTTTCCCCGAGAAAATACTCACGCCGCTGTAGCTTCTGCCTTCCCGTATGCGCCGCTCCATCTCCCGCTGCACCATCTCGAATACGGCGGGGTCGATGATGGCGGGATGGCTCTGCTCCACGAAGTAGCTTGGCACCTGTCCGCAGTTCTTGACAGCTTTCTTGGTGAGGAAATCCGGCGTGAAGGTCTTTTGAATCCTCGCGCAGCCCATGTATTTCTCGTTGGAGAGAATCCCCTTGATGGTCTTGGCATTCCATTTTTCCTTGCCCGTGACCGTCAGAATATGCCGTGCGGTCAGCTCCTTGGCGATTCTGCCGGCCGTCATTCCTTCAAGGAAAAGTTGGAAGATGAGCCGTACGATCTTGGCTTGCTCCTCGTTGATGACGAGATTGCCGTCCTCCCCCTTGTCATAGCCGAGAAAGCGCGAGTAGCCTACGGAGAACTTGCCGTCGGCGAACTTTTTCCTGAGTCCCCATGTGACGTTCTCGGAGATGGAGCGTGCTTCTTCCTGCGACAGGCTGCTGAGGATGGTCAAGAGAATTTCGCCGCGCGCCTGAAATGTCCAGATCGCCTCTTTTTCAAAGTAAACCTCTACGCCATGTTCCTTGAGTTTTCGTATCGTTGTAAGCGAATCAACGGTATTTCTCGCGAACCTCGAGACTGACTTTGTAACGATCAGCTAAATCTTGCCGTCCAGAGCGTCCTGCACCATGCGGGTAAAGCCCTCGCGCTTTTTCATGGACGTTCCCGTCACGCCTTCATCTGAGTACATCCCGGCGAACTCCCAATCCGTGCGGCTCTGGATGTATTTGGTATAATAATCCACTTGGGCGGCGTAGGAGGTTTTCTGGTCTTCGTTGTCCGTGGAAACCCTCGCATACGCTGCCACTTTACGTTTGTCTGCGGTCGCCAGCGGCACTTCCGAAAATCTATGAATGCTGGCCGGGATGACTGTCACACTTCGCATTGCGCTCACGTCCTTTCCATCGTCTGTATTCGGCTTGCTGCCGCATTTGAACGGCATTGAACATCTCTCGACTCACCAGTGCCTCGTGGTCGTTTTCGATAATCTCCTCCTGCCCGCTCTTTGAGAACTGCGCCTTGATTCGACGAACGCCGAGGTAGAAGTCGCTGTCCAGCGTGTAGGCGATCAGCTTGCGCGATATTTTTCCGCGAACGCTGCCATAGCTGCCAGATTCAAGTTTTCGTGAAATATCGGTGATTTGTAAGCCTTCAAGGTAGTATTGGAAAATCAATCGGACTGCCTCGGCTTCTTTCGGGACAATCACATAGCCGTTTTTGCTCCATTGGTAGCCGAAGGGCTTTTTATGCGGATCGGTGTGCTTCTTTTCCTCCTGATTGAAGTAGTGGATTTTCGCCGTCTTGACCGTGCCATCGTAGAAGTGGAATTCCAACACGTCCGTATCGGTGGTGAGAATCTTCTCCACGGTCTTGGCAAACACATCTTCGTCAAACTCTGAAAGCCCCAACACCTCGCAGGAAGCCTCCCGCAGCCGATACCCTCGGATGTTTCCGGCGTTGCACGTCCGCTTATGAATTTTGCCGTAGCAAAACCAATGCTCCTGCAAACCGTCATGTCCGTTGGTTCTGGTCACACCTTTGACGAAATGCCCTCCGCATCTGCCGCAGATGATTTTCGCCGAGAAGCAGCTCGGCTTTACGATGCGATGCGCCGCCGGATTGAACTCGTAGCTGTCCCTGATTTTTGCCTGCACCTTCTCGAATGTCTCGCGGTCGATGATGGCAGGATGATTGTCCGTGATGTAGTAGCGCGGCAACTGTCCCTTGTTCTCGATGATTCTGTGCGTCCGAGGATTTTCCGTGATGTAGCGTTGCAGGAGAACGTCCCCGGCATAGACCATGTTCTGCAAAACATAGCGGATAAAGAACATGGAGCAGGCGTAGCCGTGAGCCTTAAGCCATCGGGAAGTCTGCCGCATAGGTACGTCCCTCAGGAAATTCTCGTAGATCACCCGTATGGCTTTTGCCTCTTCCTCGCAGATGACGAAGGATTTTCCGTCCCATCGGTAGCCGTAAGCTGCCGTATGCCATTGCTCTCCCCGCTCAAATTTCTTCTGGATTGACCACTTGGCATTGTCGGACTGGCTGCGGCTCTCCTCCTCGGCAAAGCCCGCCAAGATTCCAAGCATGAGTTCCCCGTCTGCCGAGAGTGACTGAATGTTCTCCTTCTCGAACCAAACGTCAATCCCGAGAGATTTCAGATGCCGTACGGTTTCCAACAGGTCTACCGTGTTTCTGGCAAAGCGACTGATTGACTTGCAAAGAACGATGTCGATTTTCCCGGCATCACAATCCTCGACCAGATGCTTGAATTCTGCCCTGCGCCGGATGTCGCCGCCGGAAATACCGCTGTCGGCGTACACCCCGACATAAATCCACGCGGGATTGTTCTGAATGAGATCGCTGTAGTAGCTGACCTGTGCCGACAAGGAATGGTTCAATCGATCCGATTCCATGGAAACACGAGCGTAGGCCGCCACTTTCTTTTTGGGCGCAAGGATCGCCACTGTCGGCTCTATGCGCGTAATCTTCATTTGTATCACCCCTCACCATATATCCCTCAACTTGGGCAAGGAGTCAACGCCATTCCCGCATATACCGTGCCGATCAGCGGCTTATATTTTTCGAGGAAGATACGCTCCACACGTTCATACTCCTCCAGGGAGATCAGCCCATCGGAGTGCATACGGCGCACCATGTCCATAGTGGCTTGGTACATTTTCTCGTTATGAAACTGCTCCTTCGTCATGAGCGATCACCTCTGACGGGCAAGAATGACTCAGTGCGGGCACTCTTGCATCCACCAAACCGCTCGGCGATGTAGCACGCATGAGAGCAGTATTTCCTGCGGCTGTTGCCGTAAATCTCGAACCCCCTGCCGCAATGATGACACGTCAGCCGATAGACAGCTTTCCGCTACACGAGATGCAGATGGCTGTTCCACCACTTCTGCCGACAGGCATCAGAGCAGAAGCGCCGCTTTTTTCTTCCGGGGACTTGCTCCACCTTCTTGCCGCAGTACTCACAAGCCGCGTCAGGCTTTATGGGCACAGCTGTCTCCTGCCTCGATATCGCCGATCTGCGGCAAAAAGACTTCACGGTGTTTTCGGACAATCCGATGAGCTGCGCAATTTTCTTGTATCCCTCGCCCTTCATGCGAAGGTCTTTTATTTTTGCTTTCTGATCGTCTGTCATCGTTCTGCCCCCTCTCTGCAACAAAAAGGACAGTGCACTAGTCAACAAAAACTGGACACAAACATCTAAAAATTATTCATGGAATCTTGAATGCCATACAGTTCCATCGAAGATATGATACACAGAATGCGAATAGCAATCTTCAAACATCACCTGCGGTGGTCTGGGCAGCATATTCTTGCTTGGGCGAAAACCGTTCCCGATACTGCTTTGGCGTGAGGTACCCAAGTGTGTACGCCGGTCGTTCTTCGTTAAAGAAACGGATGTAATCCGATACCTGTTCCGGGACGTTCTCCGATGAGGTGATATGGAAATCCGTAAAGAGTTCGGCCTTGATCCAGCCATTGATGGATTCCATAGCGGCATTATCGGTTGGTGTGCCGGCTCTGGACATTGACCTTGTAATGTTATACATGGGCAAGAGTTCGTTATAGCTCTTGGATGCATAGACAGAACCTTGATCGCTGTGCAGGATAAGTTTGTATTCTGGATACTGCTTCTTGAACGCAAGCACATCCTGTAAGCCGGCAAGATAGGTCATGCGGTCTCCACGTCTCGATGAAAGCGCGTGAGCGATGAGTTCGTCATTCCACAGATCCATGTATAGTGTGAGCTCGTAGTATGTGCCCTTCACATAAAAGACGGTCATATCGCTCACAATACACTCCATAGGGCCTTGGATGTCGATTCCTGCGAGCAGCAGATTCGGATAGATTCTAAACGGATCCCCGGGCTTCTTGTATTTGTAGTGTTTGGAAACACTCTTGATTCCTCCCATCTTGCAGCATTTATGGGCATAGGGATCGGAAAAGATGATTCCCTTATCCAGTCTGATTTTGGCGTTCAGCCAACGGTACCCGTGAGAGGGAAAACGTATATGGTATTCCTGAAACAACAGGATACTCTGTACAAGCCGCTTCTTCTGCTTAGACGGATGTTCCACACTCTTTTTCCAGTGGTAGAAGCTGCTGCGCGGGATGCCGATTCTTTCGCAGAGCAGCTGAACGGGAAATTGACCGGAAAGCTCCATCACTACTTGGTACTCTTCCTGCCGATAGGAATGAACTTCTTGTGCACACCAACTCCTTCCACCAGATAGCCTTTTTTTAAGCGTGCCTCCGTGATTTTTGCCATCACGAGGGCATCGATCAGTTCTTCTTTTGTCATGGATTGGAGTTCTTCCAGCCCCGTTGGAGCCGGCGCAGATCTTGTTTTGGCAAGGCCACAGATATGTTGCGCGCCCTTTCGCGGCGGAAGATGATTGACATCGCGGTACAGCCGCATGTAATTGCGTGCGGTCTGCTCGCTGATCTCGTATTCATCGGCTGCTTCATACCTTGTGAGCTCGCCGTCATAAATACGACGTCCTATGTCAAGCCGTTCCTCCTTGGTGTACTTCATGTGATAACCCCCTGTCTACATTGGGAGAGATGTTGTGCACTGCTTGTTATCCTGTGCACAGGATATTTGCAAGCGGTGTCCATTTTCTACCCCCTCTGTGTCCAGTTTTAGTTTACCACTCCACCAGACTCACAAAAATACTCGTGAAACAAGTTCCCATATAGCTTCATAAACTCTCACATTTTTTCTTTTGAGAGTGTCTCAGGGGTGTCAAACGGTTTGCCCCCCCCTGCCAGTAGGTCGAGTTCCCATCAAATAAAAAATCAGTGAACATCGTCAAAAAACGAATACCTTCCAGAGCAGAAAACCTCTGAAATCCTTTGTAAACTAGGGATTCACATCGCATAGAACCGATTACCTTTGTATCATTTTCACGCATAAAACATCTCCGCGCGTGTTGAACGTCCAAATGTTCTCTTTTTCGAAGTAAATCTCTACACCGTTTTCCTTGAGCTTGCGGACGTTCTGCAGCGAATCTACCGTGTTTCTTGCAAATCGGCTGACGGACTTTGTAAGGCCAATAGCGTTCTTTGCCATAGCGATTGGGCTATAGCCGACCAAGCCGTCAAAGCCGAGTCCAGGAATATGCAGCACATCCTCACGTCGCAGCCGAATCTGTCCCTTATCCGTAAAGTTTGGATTCTCCTCCGTGCTTCTCGTATAGGTGTAGTAGAGTTCGTCTGTCCGACTGTCACGGCTGACCTTCATCTTGTCTGGGAGGAGCGGATAGAGTCTAAGGACACGCCCCCTGCCATCCCGCAAAATTTGTGCGTAAGCATTCCCCCACAGGAGGAGATGACTCATCATGGTTTCGCGAAATATAAAGGAGGTCATCTCGGGATTCCGCGCATCGTGGAGCAGAAAATACAGCGGGTGCTCCGACACACGCTCCTTTCCCTGCCCTTTGTAGGCATAGACGTGGAGCGGCAGCCCTGCGATGGATTCGGCGAGGATGCGCACACAAACGTAGACTGCCGTTGTCTGCATCGCAGTACGCTCGTTGACCGCCTTGCCTGCCGCAGTCTGCCCAAACAAAAAGGACAAGCCACCGAGATGATTTCTTGGCTTATCCCGTGAACGAAAGAGTTTGCTGAATAGGTTCATAGGATTCTCCTTGTGCGATGATAGCTTTTATGCTATCATCAAAGTGTCTTTAAGTAGGGAGTAAAATATGTATCGAATTGAGTTCTACGAGAAAAGAAACGGGACATCCGACGTATGGAATTTTCTCGAGGAGTTACGTGAAAAAAGCAAGACGAACAAAGATGCGCGGATTCAATATGATCAGATCATCTTTTACATCGATCTTTTGGCACGCAACGGAACGAGATTGCCGAGTAAGATCACAAAATATCTGGAAGATGATATATGGGAACTTCGCCCCGGAAACAACCGGATCTTCTACTTCTATTACGCAGACGGTCAATATGTTCTGCTGCACCACTTTCGGAAGAAAAGTATGAAGACACCGCCGCGCGAACTAGCCCGTGCAAAAGAAGCACGAAACGATTACCTTCGTCAGCAAAAGGAGCGAGGAAAATGAAAACATGGGATGATTACAAGAATCATGTAAAATCCATTGACGCAGAGAGCCGTCGAAGTATGGAGGAGATTGAAGAAATTGCAGCTATTGTTTCTTCGATGATTGAGCGGCGCACCGCCCTCGGCATCAGTCAGAGAACACTAGCGCAGCGCTGCGGTTTGCCCCAGTCCTCCGTCGCACGCATCGAATCCTTCAAAACGACGCCCAAAATCGACACCCTGCTCAAGCTCATGCAGCCGCTTGGATTGAAACTTCAAGTTGCCGCACTGTGAGCCGAACCTCGAATCACAGCAACAAAATTCCGCGCTCATCATAGACAGATGCGGAGGTATCATTTCCACAGCGGATCGCACGGTCGAGTGCCATGATGAGCACGATCACACCATCGATCTTTTCGGTGGACTTCTCCTTGTCTGCCTTAATGTTCCCCGCAGGATCGGTGCGAATAAAGATGTTGTCTGCCATCCAGCGCATGACGGGATGCCCGCCGTGCGCTATTTTCTTTTCCAAGGTCAGCTTCATCAGCTCCTTGGTCGGCGGACTCATATCCTTGAAACCCTGCCCGAACGGGACAACAGTGAAGCCCATCCCCTCAAGAGTCTGTACCATCTGCACTGCGCACCATCGGTCAAAGGCGATCTCGCGGATGTTGTACTTCTCGCCCAGTTTCTCGATGAACGCCTCGATGAATCCATAGTGAACCACATTCCCTTCTGTGGTCATGAGGAATCCCTGCTTCTCCCACACGTCATAGGGAACATGGTCGCGCCGTACACGCAGATCAATATTCTCCTCGGGAATCCAGAAGTACGGAAGCACGGCAAACGGATCATCCGCCCAAACTTTTTCGGTATTCTGCTGCCTTGATTTATTGCCAAATTCGTGTATAATGCAAAGCAACAGGACTCCCTGCACCTCTCAACGATGTGTCCCAGGGGAGACATTTTTTTATAAAAACGGATGATGTATCATGACAGAAACAAAACGTCCTACGACCATTGCTGAACAAATTGCCATTCTAAAAGATCATGGCTGTATCATTTCCGATTCCACTTTAGCAGAGGAAATTTTATCAACCATCAACTATTACCGCCTTTCTGCTTATTTCCGCCCCTTTAGAAATGATGACGGAAATTTTCTTTCGGACACAACCTTTGAAAAGATTCATCGCATTTACGAGTTTGATCGAGAGTTGCGTTCGCTTCTTTTCAGTGCGATAGAGTCCATTGAAATCGCTTTGCGGGCACGTCTTTCATATCTGCACGGGCTACGTTACGGTGCCCTTGGATATCTTGATTCTGCAAACTTTAACGTGCGACATAACACAGATCGTTTTTTAGAAAATATACAAAGAGAGATTACCAGTAATCGGAATGTCCCTTTTGTACAGCATCATCAACAGAAATATCACGGCAATTTTCCAGTGTGGGTAATCACTGAATTATTCACATTTGGTATGTTGTCATATTTTTATAGCGACTTACTCACACAAGTTCAAAAAGCCATAGCGCGGCAATATAACACAAGCCATACGGTCTTAAAAAGCTGGCTGCGCTGTTGTACAGATGCGCGAAATATCTGTGCGCATTATGGACGTTTGTACTATCGTGTGTTTTCTGCAGCTCCTGCCGGATTTAACTTCTCTACTGGCGTTCGTTGGCGCATGTGGGCAGTTATGCTTGTCATAAAAGCTCTCTATCCTTCCCCTCAAAAATGGCGTGAAGAATTTGTCCCACGTGCAGAAAAGCTCTTTCAAAAATATGCAGATGATATCGATTTATACCACTTAGGCTTTCCTCGTGACTGGAAATTACATCTGTAAAACGAGCCATCAAGTTTGTGTGAGA